TAACGACGCTCGAAGCGCTGCCGGAATTATCCCGCGCCTTATGGCGCGGGGCTTGTACCTTTAAATAAATTTTTCCACGTTATCTCTTCATCCGGATGGTTCAGGATGTATTCAAAGACTTCGCCCGGACGCATAACCAGCTCATTGATCCGGCCGCCGACGTATTTGTCATTACGCAAGACGGTGAAACGGTCCGGCGTGTTGATGATCTTGACCGCCGGATTGCTTTTTAAAAGGTTATAGAGTTCTTTTAATAATTCAGGCACTTCGCCCGCTACTTCGCGGGAATGACAAGCGGACTGGATACCGGCCTCCGCCGGAATGACAGCAGAGGAAGAAATATTCTGACTTCTGACTTCTGGATTCTGGATTCTATTATTCATTATCACTGCCGGCGGCAGTCCCGCTTCGATCCAGCTTTTCAGATCCGTCCCCAGCTGATAGGCTTCGCCCGGATCCTTCCCCTGAGGGACCGGCCAGCGATCGCAATTGTTCGGGAATTGTTCTTTCCACCATTGCATGGCCGCGGCGCCGGCTTTATCGTAATCGAGGGCGTTTAATATCTGTGTGGAATCTCTCAGTATGGCGTAGGTGAATTTATCCGGCTTGGCGTGGGATGATCCCATGGCCGCGGCGCCGACAAGTTCAGAGGCTTCCGTGACGGCAATGGCGTCCAGCTCAGATTCAACAATAACAAATGCTTTACATAACGCGTTGAAAATCAATATAGACATCGATGATCCAGGAATAACATAATATCGCGGTTCGCCTGCCGGACGTCGGATGCGGATGCGTAAAATAATATTATCAATAATATACGGCACGACAAGCCCGATCGGTATCCACAATTTTTTCGGCCTCCCCGTTTCTTGATTGATCTCGGCAGGCAGTCCCCATGTCTGACGCGGCCGGTAAATGTCCTTACCATTCTCCCCAGGGTTCCATCCCAGGCGATATTTATCCACTGCCGCGGCGCTGATCCCGCGAGCGGCCAGCCAGGCCATGACGTCTTGATTCTGTTTTAGGTTCCCGTGGGCGTGGCTGACAAACTTTTCCGCGCGTTCCCGCCAGATATCGGCCGGGCTTTGATGCTCGACAGGTTCGAACACGGGCTTTTCTTTTTTAGGCGGCGGCGTTGTGTAGTTTTTTTCTTCCATGGTGATATTGAGATAGTCGCACGCTTCTTTAAAACTCTTCCCTTCGAAGTCTCTGAGGAACTGGATAGCGTCGCCATTTTTCCCACAACCGCGGCACCAGTATCTGTCTTTTTCCGGCCAGACGTGAAAGCGATTAGTTCCGCCGCATTCCGGACACGGACCTTGCCACTCTCCGCCGCCGGTCGACGATACCTTTTTCAATTTCACTTTCTGCTGTGCCAGATCGATGACGTTCATATTAATCCTTGACCACTATTAAAAAGGACAATCATGGTTTATTGTATAATCTTTGATCATTTCAGCCGCTTTATCCCAAACACGAGCGACTGAATTTAATCTTTGACTTTTATTTTTATTGTGTTTTTTTCCGGCCAGGTATGCTTTTCTACGCGCAACTATTGCCCGGCTCGACATATCCCATGATATTTCAGTTAATTTTTGCTTTTCTTTTTTATTCATTTTAAATCTTCCCATTCTGGATTCCCGCCTTCGCGGGAATGACATTTTTAAACTTGCGCAAACTGGCAAGTTCTTATTATTTCACTATTCACCATTCACTATTCACCGGGCTTCTAAACCCTCCCCAAAACAAAACCCCTTCTTTTTTCTTTTTTTTTATTTAACTATTTATTATTATTATTTATTTATATATAATATATATAATTTCCCCCGTTGTTTATGTAGATAGTAGATAGTTGGTGCTATAGGGGACGCATAATTTAAAAATATTTTTCTACGGCCCCAAATAGCTCAACTCTCCAAACCCTCCCCAAATATTCATTACAAGGCTACTGTCGCCAACTATTCCTAAATTTAAACAAGCTCTTACGATATTAATGTTAAAAGACTTCATTTTTTCAAACCCTCCCCTTATTTTTACTCAAATTCAGCAATTCTGATTCCGTGGTACATCACGCGGCCGGTAACTCTGTTTTTTTCAAATTCCTGGCTGATTTCTTTGCCGAAGGCCGTTGATGATGGCTCTTTTTCGCCGTGGTTGGCGTGATACCACTGGACAAATTGATTGTATAAATCGGACGCCTGGACTTTTGCGCCAGGTTCTTTGACGCAGCACTCTGAAATAAAATCGCCGATAAGATCTTCTTCGTCCTGGTATTTTTTCGATTCCTCAATGATGATATCCGGAGTGGTTAATCCTTCTTTCTGCAGCAAGAGGCATCCTTTGACTCCCCACCCCAAAATTTTAGAATATTCCTGTTCCAATTGTTCCTTTAGGTCGGTATTTGCCCGGCGCTCGAACGTGTCAACGGGATCTCTATCCACATAACTAATGTTGTGCGGTATGATTTTGACCCGTTCGCGGAATGAGTAGTCGCGCGGCGGAGCTGACGGCTTATAGTTTGATTCTAAAACCATGAGATACATGGGTATAAAATCAATATTTCTCTTGTCGTTGGGCCAGCGTCCGGTGAGTTCGTTTCTTCCGGTGAACCATTTAATTTTCGCCGTGCTGAATCGTTGATTCTGATCGGTCTCAGAGGCGATGGCAAAACGCAGTCCCTTTAATTTCATAATGTCCGGAGAAGGCCCGGAGGCGGATTTAGCAAATTTCTGGCTCAGCAGCATTTCGGAGGGGATGGTTCCGGCCATGGTTCCCATGATTCTTTTCATGGTGTCTAAAATTACGGTCCTGCCGTTCCATCCGTGCTTGCCATAAAAAATCGGGAATACTTTCAGATTAGAAAGTCCGGTGAGGGCGTAGCCGAAGAGTTTCTGCAAATAAGCAACGATTTCTTCGTTGCCGTTATAAATTTCGAGCAATGTTTTTATCCAGAGTTCCGGTGATTCATCGATGCCGTTATAATCAACGGGGCTTCCCAGTGAAAAATAATCTGCCGGGCGCCCGGATATAAGTTTTCCTGTTTTGAGATCGATGACGCCGTTGCCGCAGGGAAATAACATCGGCTTTGTATCGAAAATTTCTCCGGGAACGGCCATGGGATCTTCCATGGAATGTGCCATATCGCGGCATGCAGCGCGACGCTTGCCGTACGTTCGCAATTCGGATACTCTTTTAAATAGAGATTTTTTTATTCTCGATAGCTTGCTGATGACGTCAGATTTCGGGTCGACGCCTGCGGTTATTTTTTCACCTATTTCGGCCAGGACTTTTCTTGCTTCGCCGGCATAGATAAGCGCGACCTGTTCGACGGACGCTATTGATTTGGTCATGATATCCAGTTTCCAGTAATGCCCGTCCCATATGAGCCACTCGCCGGTTCCTTTGTTGTAAACAAATTTATCCCGGAAAAGAGCCGCGTATAAAAGGGCATCGCCCAGTTCGTTTTTATTCAGGCAGTCGCGGATGAATTCGCTGGTGATTTTGTTTTCCTCTTTTTGTTTGGGCGGGAATTTTTCCGATTCTTCTTTGACGCGATCGGCAACCTGCCGGCGGATATCCGGAATGGAATCCATAGCCGCGGCGCCGACGCATTTCAGGCACAGGCCGATTCCCGTGACGCCAGGATCCCCGCAGCGGGTGCAGTTCTTATCCATATCGATTATGATTTTGTTTTCGTCGGTCATTATTTAATCGTCACTTTCTGCTTTTTCTGTGTCGCGTAATATTTCTCCGGCTGCCGGCGGCGTTACACTAAATTCCCGGTCGGCCGAGTATGTGTTGAACCAGTCCGCGATCGCGTCCATCTGATATTCAAGCAGCGCCGGACCTTTGGTCGGATCGCCGCCGACAATGGCAATGATCTTCTCCACGCTGGACCGGGCATAATTCTCTGCGTCGGCTGTCAACCGGGCGGCACGCTTGGTCAGTTCCTGTTCAAAGGTTTCCCTGGGAACATACAGCCCGGCTTCCAGTTTATTTTTCCTGGTCGATCGCTCCAGCTCGATTTTGGCTTTGTCGAGTTCCACCTGAGCGCGTTCCTGGATCATGCGGTCGTTATCTATTCCACTGGTCCCGTCGGTCCTCTGCAGCCTGGCCAGGATGATATAATTATTAATGTCGCTGAGCGTGAATTTCCCGTCCGCCCGCGGTACCAACAGCCGCTCTTTCTTGTCCTGGTACGCCTTTGACTTTTCGATCTTCCATCCCTGTTCCTTGAGATGCTTGACAACAGCCAGCACGTTCGGGAATATCTGTTCTTTTTCTTCCAGCTTCTCCGGGAAATATTTTTTCCATAATTGATCGGCATATTGTTCATAGGAATTTTTAGTTTTCTCCCAGCCCTTAACGCTGATGGCGCTCGAGTTGGCATTCAGATCGTTGATGCATTTGACCACGGCGTTATATAAAACCTTGAGCGTGGTCCGCTCTTGCGCATTGGCCTCTTTCAAAAGTTTATCGAATTTCTCTTGATCCAAAGTGTACCCGCCAAAAGAGAGAATCGCCGGCTTGCCGGCCTTTGTTTTTTTGACTTTCATTCCCATTGTCTGAGCGTCTTTTCTGTGTTATTGTATTTTCGGCGGATGGGTAGCGCTCGCGCCCTGTTTACCGACAGGTTCTGCGGGAGTTGCACCTCCCGGGAATACCCTTCCGCTGTGCCTTTAATCAATTTAAATACTTAATTTTAAACATTATTTTGCTTGACTTCGTCTCTTTTTCGGCGCATTGTATAATCAAAAACAAAGGAGAAAACACCATGAAAAAAGGCGACAAAATCATAACAATCTTCGGTCATATCGAAACCATTATGTCTATTGAATCAGCTCGCATAATTACCTACGAATCAGCCAGTCGGCTGAACTGGTACCACCCCACCAAGGTTTTCAGGCTCGACGGCTCTGCCGCCTTCCCGGTAAATAATTCCCAGCGTTTTACTTCGACATCGCAATATTTCGGATCCAACTCCATGAGATAAGCCGTCCGGTTCGTCTGTTCGGCCGCCATGAGCGTCGTCCCGCTGCCGCCAAAGGAATCCAATACAACCTCGCCCGGCTTGGAACTGTTTTTCAGCGCCCGGGCGACAAGGCCGATCGGCTTCATGGTTGGATGCTCTTTACTGACTGTCGGCTTGTTGAATTCCCACATGTCTGCCTCGATGCCGCATGCTTCCACCCGGATCAGCGGCGTGCCGTCGTCGTCTCTTTTGATATCTTTCACGCCGTAAATGTCGCCCAGGTTCCGGACGCCGGACCAGTAATGACTCGTTCCTTCAAACCAGCCATAAAGAATAGGCTCATATTGCCGCTGATAATTTGCCCGGCCGATTGTGAATTGATTTTTTACCCAGATGATGAAGGTGGAAAAGTGTCCGCCATTATCGGCGAACGCGCCCTGCAGAGTGTGAAGCTCACTGCTGGACATGCAGATGTAGACGTCTCCTGAAACGAATGGCTTGAATGCGGCGATCGCGGCATGTAGAAAATTATAAAAATCTTCTTTCTTCTGAAAATGATCGTTGAGAATCTTGCGTCCG